CCAAAACGCACCAGTTTTACCTGATTGCCTTTTTTAGCTAGAACAGCAGACTTCTTAGGCCCATTTGGAGTTTTTTTAGGTTTGTTATATCCAGAAAAAGTTTCCCCCCTGTAAGACAATCTTCCAGAGGGGCTCCTTTTTACATCTTTGGTGGTCGCCATTAGTTATATTCCTTACGCACCTGTAGGATAATCGTATAACTGTCAGCAGAACTGTGGCCTACAGTGGTAAACAAAATATCTCCTGTTTTACCAGACCCAGCGTTGTTGATTATGCCACCGAAGCTAGTGTAGTCATGATAACCACTTTGATTCTCACCGAGTTCAATAGCTATCACATTTGAGGTCGCATCAAAAAGTAGCTGCACCTTCATGCCATTGCACTGCCACCATATTTTTTCTATAGAAGCACCTGTGCAGGTTTTACCTATATCATTAGCAGAAAGAGAGCTTACATCTACTTTTGCTACCGCACTTTCTCCGGAACCATCAGAGATGTTAGTAAACTTCAAGACGGCGGTTTTAACACCGTCTATTAAAGTTTGTGAAGTGACTGCATCAGCCATAACAATCTCCTATTAGTAAACGGAGTATTCCAGCTCTACTGTGAACCTTCCTGCTGTGACATCCGCGTTTACAGTAGTCGTGGCTCTGGCATACAGATGCACGTTTGCAACGGCTGCGGTAATGTTCGGAACAAAGATATGATAATTACCAGCAGTGTCATTAAAGTTGATATCAATCTCAGTAATAGACTGAGTTGCGCTCAACTGCTCGTTAAATGAGGTAACACCCGCACCAACAATCTCAGTGCCTGAAACAGCGGCATTTGTTGCAGTTCCACTCGTAGAACTCAGAGCAAGGTTACCTGCAAGAGTTTGACCAGCGGCGGTTGTAATCCCAATAAGAGCACGATGAATAAAAATCTTGCTAGGTGTAACAAGATCATCAGGTGCATCTACATTCAGGGTTCCTAGTTCTACAAGACAATCGCCGTCGGCATACGCGGTTGAGGCAGCATCAGTTGCCGCAAGCGTACCTGCAAAAGATTGGATTTTGCGAGTACCCATAGAAATGAGCTGACCCGTGGCATTTACAGAAAAACCGGTTTCTGTAATCGCACCTGTAGTCGCACTTTCATTGATAACTTTAAAACCGCTTTTGGAACGCACTGGTCCCGAAAAGGTAGTGGTAGCCATGTTTCTCTCCTGTCGTGGCTAATGTCAGATCTACTTCAGATCTGTCAGGGATATAAAGACTATAAACAAAAAAAGGGCGGCTCGCAAGCCGCCCCTTGGAGGTTTTTGAGTTTAGGCTCCAGGAGAACCAAAAACACAACGAGGATCCGAAACACCGAAGCTATAACGCTCACGGGCCTTATAGCGGACGTTACCCGTATCAAAGTCGCCTTCCATAGAAGTCCTGATAGCTGCTCGCTCAAAGTGCTTGAAGCCATTAGGTGCATCTGTCTTGATAAAGAACGCATCTGTATCAGTCAGGAAGTTGTTTACAACATAACCCTCAGGCAACATACCCATGTTACGGAGAGCGTTGATGTCGTTATCTGCCGTAGCGGTACGCAAAGTTGATGCCATCAGACGCTCAGCAACAAACTGAAGCGCAGAAGGAATAATCAACTTACGGCCTTGCACAGCGATTTTCAGACCACGCTCATCAATGAACGCCGCGATATCAATCAACGACTGCTCAAGTGATGTTTCGTTAAGGTCTGCTGCGGTGCTGAGCTCATTACGGAACGTGCCACCACCATTTGTGGGATGGTCCGTAGCGCAGAGCTCTTTGCCGTCACCGATAGCAAAGGTGCTATCAAATGCGTTGTTAAGAACAGCAGCGGCCTTCACCTGCTTAGTGTTAGACATCGAACGAGCAAGCGCACGAGTATAACGAGAGCTCAGGCGGTCATAAAGGTTATCCTCTACAGCCTCCTCAGTAATCGCAAACGCGAGTGCAATAGTCTCGTGTGTATAACGAGCAGTAAACGATTCGTTTGCAGTATCAAATGAAACTGCTTGGCCTTCACCCTTGACAGGTGCAGCCCCGAATCCTGAAAGCATTACTTCCTCTTCAAAAGCCCGATCCGAAGTTTCGGTTTCAAAGATTTCAGTATGCTGGTTTTCGTAACGGTCATACTCCATACCGAAAAGAGCGTTCAATCCTGGCTCTAGTTCTTTGAGGAGTTGGGATCTTGCAATAGCCATCTCTAGTCCTCCTTAAGCGATGCCAGTGGTTGAAGTATGGTGCGGGATATTCAGCTTCACTAGGAGGATCACTCCTGCTGAAGCATAGTCAATCCCAGGAACATCCTTGATACCCACAATCCGGAAATTATCCGAAGTAGTGGTGGCTCCTGCGCTAGAAACAGAAATCTCACCTGCGGAGATACCATTTGCAGTTTCAGAACCAAAGCCAGTGCCTTCTGCATTTGAGTGGATCAAAGCAGTTGCGGTTGCAAGGTCAGTCAGACTTGCATCAGCTTGGCACTCGTATACTTGATGAGGATCATCGTATACGAACACAGTCGCTTCTGTGCCAGACTTCAAAGAAGCCGTTCCAGGATATTTATTATCGAAGGTTGGCGTACCGTCGAGTGCAGTGTATTCACACCCTGCCATAACACCTAGGATCGCTACCGAACCACCATCTGCCGCACTTACATCCACGAGACCGTTAGAGAGGGGAATCACCATATCACCTTGATGGATCGCTGATGAGGAACCTGCTACACCCGGAATCTGTACTTTGTAAGGCGTCAAACCCATGGAATTGGCGTTCGAGCCTAGTTTGTTATGAGGACGCAAACCAAAAGGCGAATCAGTATTTGCCATGATTTTAGTCTCCTAACAATTATTCGGAGTTGTTTCCGCTTCCGAAAGTTACACGAGATTGCCGCTCAGGTTTACTGATCGGCATGGATGGATGTTGTTCCCGCATAAGGTCATTGTCAACAGCAGTCATTTGATCACGCGTTTGACCGCGATAATAAGCATTGCGCTGTTCTCTAGACTCTACGGGGAACCTTGCGAGCACCAAACCGCCTACCCCAATCACTCCGGCGTGTTTGCCATCTTGAATAGTAGGGGCTTCAAAGTCTGGGTACTCTTCGGCGCGAACAAGATCAAAGCCTTCGCGTAGGCGAGCAGATAAGTTTTTCTTATCATCGTAACCCATGACTGATTCACGGATCCAACGATGAACAAATCCCTCTGGAGGATCTGGAGCGTCTAGTTGAGACGGTGGACGCCACGGTGTAGCGCGGCTAGTTTTCTCCCTAGTCTGGGAAGTGCGTGGGGTTCTTTCGGTCATTACCTTCCTCACGATTCTTGCAGACGCAAAAGCTGTCTTGCATATTGTTCATTAGTTATACCAAGTTTACGAGCGATTGCAACTTGAGATTCTGTTAGCTTTACAGATTTTTTATTTGACCTCTGTGCATTACGATTAGCTCCGGCTACGACCGGCCCTGAACTTCTAGTCTGTTTGACCTCAAACTTATGAGGGAACTCGCTGCGTATCCGTGTATCGAGCTCTTGGTAGTACTCATCACTCTGCGGGTCAAAACCCTCAGTCTCTATCAAACTTTTGTGGATACTAAAAGCTGTCAGAGTCATCGGTTCATCTGTGCCAAACCACTCATTTTTTTCAGCCCACGCTTGCGCTTTGGGGTCAACCTGAGCTTGTGACTGAGGCTGTGCTGCCTGAGGCTGTTCTACAACCTCTTGCGCTTGTGTCTCACGTTGTCTTTTCACATAAGCAAGACGCTCGTTATCTTGAGCTAGTTTTGCTAAAGCTGTTTGCGCTTCCACTTGTGCATCAATATCACCGCGATCTATCGCGTCACGCAAACTATTGCGTAGTGATTGTTCCTGATAAGTGACTCGAGTTTCAAACTCAGAAACAAAAGATTCATCTAGTGCGTTAGTTTTCTTAGAAGATTCATCCAGTTGTTTTTGCACAGACTGAGCATATTCAAGTGCTGCTTTTTCCCGCCTTTCAGCTTCGCGCATTTTTGCAGTGAGTTTACTGATGCGTTTCTGTACACTCTCGCTGTACGACTCTAACTCATCGTCTGAGGCTTTGACGGTTTCTTCTACGACCTCAGCCTCAACAGATTCATCTTGAGGTTTCTCTTTTTTCTCGAGCTCAACTTCTACAGTGTTTTCTTCAAAAAGCTCGTCTTGTGCTTCTTTTTGCATGGTGGACTCCATGGTTTAAACGTGCAAAATATCTTCGGGGTCATTGATAGTGGCAAGGATCTCATCATCATTAAGAAGACGCACCTCACCACCTTCAATTTTAAAACGACTACCAGCGTATCTACCAAAAATCACCCAGTCACCTTCTTTACACCAAGGTTTCCAGTTTTTAGTAGGATCCACAGGGTCACCAAATTTTTGGGGATCTTTGTATGCAAGGGGGCCGACTTTGAGCACAAAGCCACAAACTGTAGCAAGTGCCTCGCGTTCTATCGCTTGGTCGGGTAGGATAACACCGCCGTCTGTTTTCTTCTTACCCTTAAAAGGTAATATCAAAATACGCCAGCCTGTCGGCTGCGGCAGTTTTTCTAAGGCAGGGGTTTCGGGGGTTTTTGCTTCTTTAGCTTTTTGTTTAGCTATATAATCTGGTACGAGAAGTGTTTTACTCATCTATATCTGACACCTTTTTTAGCAGGTCTTTAAGATCCTGTTCAGTTTGTGCAAGTTCACCGAGACGAGCTCGGAGTTCCTTGAAAGCAGTGAAGTCCGCTACAGCACCATGACAAATGGTTTCTTGTATTGAACTTCTCCGTTCGCGCATCATCTTAAGCATATTTTCATATATGTAAAGATCATTCGACATCAGTCAACGCTCTCATGCGTTTTACGAGCCGTTTAGCTCTATTCGGCACCTGATCGTGCCAGCGGCTGTCTACCATCTCATCAGCAGCGCGATTCCAATCCCGTGCATCCACACCAGCTTTCATACCTTTAAATTTAGATAAGCGTGGTCGCCCCATGTTGAACATCATATTTGCGATGATGAGCTGGCACTCTTCGGGCAGCTCATCAAAATCATCATACAAAACTTTACACTCATCTAGAGTTGAAGCGATGTCGAGACTAAATACTTGGCGTACTCGCTCTTCATCTACAGGGGTGCCTACCGCCTGACCATACTCAGGGTCTTGTTCTACTACAAGGTGGCCGATGCCAAACGTCGGCAACCCAAGATGATCAAGGTACACTTCAAACTTACAACCCTCATCCTCTGCAAGTTCTTCACGCAATTTGTCTTTGTTCATTTTTTCCTCTTACTCGCCGCACCACCACGTTTCCGAGCAGTTCGTGCAGCGGCCTTAAAATCTGCTGCGCTTGGTGCGCCTTTTTCTCCAGGTTTCCGCATACGCTTACCGCTTTTTCTGCGTTTGTGTATGTTTCTGTACAAACTCATTTTGTTAACCCTT